CGTCGGCGGCTTCCGCCCCACCCAGACCGGAGTCCCATCTTTCTGGTTGAAAACGATGTCTCCGTCCTTATCCCGCAGGATCTCTCCCTTGCAGCTCTCAAAATACGCCTCGATCAGCTCTTCGATCTGCTCCACGGATTCATACTTCGGTTTCCTCGCCATGGCTCACGCCTCCCTTCTGCTTTTCAGCATAGCGTATCCGGAAAATCTTTTCACCCCACGCACGCAGAATGAGCGCATACGGCGTTCCGCATGCGCTTCGGCTCTCATTCTGTTCTTTCGTAGTATCGGAGCTTCGCCGCCGCGATGCTGCACCGCACGTAGTCAAAGCTGGCGCAGTATCGCGTGATGTAGTCTGACGTCTCCCGCCTCTCAGGAAATGCGAGCACGCATTCTCCCTCGCAGCGGATCGTCTTTTTCCCGGCTGCCTGCCAGAATGGGCAGATATACTCCCTGTGCCAGTAGTCGCTCGTCCCTATCACCCTTTCGTCTTAAAACCTTACGCATATACAAGGTTTAATTTAAGCGGCTCCCGTTCCGCTTGTGCTCTGATCTTGGGTCGACTACATACTTATAATATTGATACCCGTACTTTGTCGTCCGGGCCTCGACGAGGATATAGCCGCGCGGGGCAACTGGTGGATGCTTTAGGCTGTACTCGCGCACGGCCTCGGTCGCAGGTTCCGGCTCCGGCCGGACGCAGCTGCGGCTGGCCTTGTACCGGTGCCCGCCGAATTCCTTTTTCCAGTGGCCGTGCAGATAGTTGGCCAGCGCCGTGTAGTCCTGCCCGTGGTCGACCTTATTTCCGTTCTCATCCAGATAGTAGTTGTGCTTCCGCAGCGGCTTGCAGTCGATGACGCTGCCGAGGCCCCAGAGCCTGCCGAGCTCATCGGCAGGAATGCCGTCCGTGATCAGGTGCAGGTGGAAGCGGTTGGTCGATTTGCCCCGGCCGTAGACGATGACGATCTTGGCCTCCGGATACCGGTAGACCACGCGGCGGTAGAAATTATCCCGGATCCTGCGCATCTCCTGCGCGGTATGTACCTCATGTTCGGGGTCGAGCGTAAGTGTGGAGTAATAGCTCGACGGGGAGAAGTTGGCGTTGACCAGCGCCGCGAACTTTGCAGCCGAGATCCTGGTGTTGAATTCCTCGCGTTCTTCCTGCGACTGGAACCGCGGCTTCTTCGGCCGGCTGGTCTTCGGATTCGTGCCGCCCGCCACCGTGTACACGATCTGCTCGCAGACCCTCCCGGAAAACTTCCGGCGCTTGTTTCTCTTTACCATAGCTCCTCCTGCCTCGGTTTATTTCCCGAGGCTCGCAATGATGCCCTTTTCACGTTCAGACAGCTCCCAGACGTGCGCGGCGGCTTTCTCGGCGGCGGCTTTCTCGGCGGCGGCTTTCTCGGCGGCAGCTTTCTCGGCGGCAGCTTTCTCGGCGGCAGCTTTCTCGGCGGCAGCTCGGTTTGACAGCAGCAGTCCGTCACCAAAGATTCTCTTTCCCGTCTCGCGCTGACTATCCAGTTTGGTAACGTACGTGCAGTCCTCGCGCTTAACCGCAAACTCTACACCGTAGTGCGCATATTTCTGCAGCATGGCTGCCGTCAGCACATGGTCCGGATATGTATATTTCGGCAACTCCCGTTTCGTCTGCGACTTTATCTGCCGCATCGCCCGCTCGACTGCCCTTCCGAGTGATGGGGCGCTCTGCGCGATGTTTCCTCCAAAACTTGTTACAAACGCCGTGTGAACGACTGCGCCATTTTCATACGTGATGTCTGCATCGCAAATGATGTGGTTCATCCTCAGCACAACTGATCGGCCGGAGAGCGCCGTGAGCGATGGCGCAAAAAGAAAGAACGCAATCCCTCTGTCTATGTAGAATTCGCAGATTTTTGAAAGAATCGAAAAAGGCGGGTTGTCCAGCACGACGCAGCCGTCCGGATAGTCAAAGCGCTCATAGTCCCCACCCGGATAGAATGGCCGCACGATGCAGGCCGGGTCAATCCCATATTCACTGCACGCCCAATCCCGGATCGCATCATAAACAAGCGGCGGCGTGTAGCAGTCGTCCGTTGTCTTTTTGGGTTTGAATTTCTCCGTGAACACATCGTATTCCGGGTTGTCGTCGAATAAGCATCCCTGTTCCCATTTCATGCTGTAGCCCTCCTTTGTTTTTTCTGCCCGCTCAAAGCGTGGCCGGAGATTCCGGCCATGCGTTCAACTGGCAGTCCCTTCTTCTGTGTACCCGCACGCCGTACACGTACACGTATCTGTCTTTTCGTCCCAGCGGCAGCAGCCCACAGCCCAACATTCCGGGCAGATTGGCCACGGGCCTTTTTTCCCGGCCGGATCTGGACCCGGTCCGATTGGTGTCTCGTCTCGCAGTGTAGCCGGAGACTTCGGCCACATTTCGTCAAGCAACGCGTCTATCCTGCTTTTCAGGATTCGCAGCTTAAAAAACACCAGCACGCCCAGCGCGATCCACTCCAGCGCAGCAGCAAGCTCCAAAATCTCAATGATCATTTTCTTCTCCTTCTATTCCTTCCATAGTCGCTTGGCAGTATTGGCAGCGGCTCGGCAGGCTCTTCCTCACGCCGCCCTTTTTCCAGACTTCGACGTGCGGTTTCTGCGGCCTGCCGCAGGCCGGGCAGCGGTAGACGTGGAAGATATCATCCCAGCGCCACCAATTCCCGGTGCGGCGCAGCTGCTTCTCCGCGTTTTTAAGCAGCACGGTATAGCAGTCCGGCACATCCTCCGGGAACCATCCTGCGATGGGGCCGCCGTTCAGCAGGCACTTGTCGCAGTCGTCCGCCCTGCACGCCCCTATTGCCTGCATGATCTCCGCAAAACTCATGTCCTTTTTGCCAAGCCGCAGCGCTTCCCGGCGCTTGTCTTTCTTACTCATCCCTGTTCCGCCTCCAGTTCCTTGCGCTCTTGCATAAAGCCGTGCAGATAGAGCTGCAGGAGCTTTTGGGCGGTGTTGATGTACTTGTTGAGATCCTTCTTCCCGATCTGCAGTTTGCCTGTGGTTACGACGCGCAGGTCCGGCGTGCCGATGACCTGGATGCAGGCGGGCTCGTTTTCCTTCTGGCCGTCAGCCGTCATCTCAAACAGCGGAGGCGTCAGCTGGTCCATGGTGACGCGCGGCGGATATTTCTCATCCCGGAACTCGACGGACCATCCGGCATCCTCCATGGACGTCTGGAATCCGCCGAGCTCGCCATAAAACAGCTCCATGATCTTTCCCATTGCGATTCTCCCTTCAAATTGTAAGTACTTCCCGCCTGGACTGGCGGGCAAATTTGCGTTCCGGGCAGAAGCGGCATTCGGTGCAGCTCCAGGCGCCGCGGTAGTTGTTGCGCGTCGGGCAGAGTGGGTTGTAGCAGATCCCGGAGCCTGCCCGCTGCGGGCCGCGGCCGAATTTTTTCTTCTTCGGTTCGGCTTTTGGTTTTTGGGCTGGATCCCTCTTGGTGACGAGCGTGGCCGCGCGTTCTTTCCGGAAGCAGCCGCAGCTTTTTGCATGCCCGTTCCGGAGGTATTTTCCGTCCTTGCTGCAGATGGTCCCGCATTTACACCGGCAGATCCAGTGTGCCGTGTCTCCTTTTTTGCTGGTATCCCGCCCGATGACGTGCAAATATCCAAAGTCCATGCCCGTCAGATCGACTACGTGTGACATTTCCATTCTCCTTTCGTCAGGGGCCGGTCTCCCGGCCCCTATGCAGGGCGGACTTGCACCGCCTGCGCCTGCGCGTCCCCCTGTCGCCGCAGACGAGCTGCCCTTGTCTGCTCAGACAGCTTTCCATAAGGAGGTAACACGATGCCGCCGGGCGATCCCGACACCCGGCGTGGGGTAACGTTGATGGTTCCCATCCGCGCGCACGTTCCACACGCGCTTTTTATCCCCGGCCCGCGGGCTTGAGGTGTCGCGGGCCGGGTGCAGAGCCGGGGTGATCCTCCCGCAGCCGTCTCATGGCGGAGCGGCCGCGGCATAAGTCCGAAAAAATATGGTCCCCGGCTGATTGCTGGTCTTAGTCCTCGGGCTGGCTGATGTCCTTGTGCCGCAGCCCGTCGGCGTTCTCGGTCAGCGGCAGCGCCTGCCGCCGCGCGTGCTCATCCGGGTTCCAGCCGCACCTCGCGCAAAGATCCGGCGCGAGCTTTGCATACGGACAGGCATTGCCCTGCTTCGGCAGCCCGCATGCCTCGCGCGGGCTGCTCTCGTTTTTTTCTTCCGGCATGTTTAAATCTCCTGTATGTCGGTCCCAAATTTTGACCGCATGAATTTGCGGTTGCGCAGATACTCCTTTGTCCGCGTCGGCTTGGACTTCACATCTTCGACGACGAGCTTGCCGCCGAATTTGTACGAAAAGTCCGCCGTGTACCGCACTGCGCGGATGCGCTCGCCGGCCTCGGTGATGTAGCTCTCCTGCAAGGTGAACTGCGGCTGCAGGCGCAGATCGGAGATGATCCCGGCCCGAAGCATCACCATCAGCTCGTCATACCGCCGTGCCTCCTTCTGGCTGTCGAACCGGATCCCGGCCCGCTCCGCCCGCTCGTTGTGGTACTTCGTATTCCCCCGGCTCCCCTTGCGAAGGGGAGCTGGCGCCGCAGCGCCTGAGAGGCCGATCTGCTGCCGTGCATAAAGCTCCCGCATCCTCGGCGGCATGTCCGCCATGCTCTCAAACCGCAGTCCGCTCATTCGGCTGCACCGTCCATCTTCGCCCCGCAGTTGGGGCAGTATGAGAAACTGATCGCCATTGGCGCACCTTTCGTGATTCTGTAGCCCTTATTGCAGCCTGTGCAATACCAGTTTGAACGTACCCGTTTCCATCTTGCGTGCACCACCTCCGCAACGTCGGCGGCGGGCTGGCGGATCAGAAGCGTTTTCACTCGCTGAGGCGTCCAGTACGGATTTTCCGCGTTGCAGGATTCAAAGTCTTCCAGTGCCTCGGTTCTGCTGATAAATTCTTCAGTCGCAACGTTTTCCATCGTCAAACTCCCTCCAAGTGTGATACAGTGCCCATGCCAGCGGGTCACGGATGAACGGCAGCTTTTTCGCTTCCGCATATTTTTTGTCTAGGATGCTCATGGCCTTCTTCCACGCGCGATCTCCAACGTGCAGTTCGGCGGGAAAGCAGACCTCCGCAACGTTGGCGGCGGGCATCCGCCTGATTTTATTTCTGATCTCGTCGATCATCCGGTTTTGCGCCGGGCTTCGGCACGCGCCGTATTGACTTGCCACTGCTTTCATCGCAGCGTCCCGCCGGATATATTCGTCAGCCATCCTTCTTGCCCTCCATTTCCCGCAAAGCCCGCTCGGCTTCGGCGCGCGTCAAAAATATGCTCTTCCCGATTGCATTTTTATCGAAAGCCGGGCCGCCTGCCGTCTCGTAGATGACCTCGCGCACCGTGTGCTCATACACCCTCACCCCGTCAGTCTCGTACACCTTGCACGGCAATATAATGACGCGCCCGTCCTTGTCGGCCTCGGCAAGCTCGCGGAGGCGGTCAAACCCGCCGCACAACTCGGCAATGTCCTCGTAGGCTTTCAGCCGTCCGTACAGATCGCGGGCCATCTAGCGGAAAATATCCTTGCCAAAGCCGTTGCTCGTTGGGCCGTTGATCAGCACGTTGAGCGTGCTGTCCCGGCTCTGCTTCCAGTCGATTTCCTTGCCGCCGATCGCGGCGTGCAGAAATCGGTCGGTGCCTGGGTCTACGTTGATATTAGGACTTGTCAGTCGTTCCATGTCTCTTCCTCCACATACCGCCAGCTCTGCGGCGGGCGGGTGATTGGCTTGGGTTTTGCCTTGAGTGCTACCTCTACCTCATTTGGCACAGCGTAAAATTCCCGCAGTTCGCGTGGGGTGTCGTAAATCCTGAGATTGGATATGTGCCAGCCGAAGCCGGTGGCAGCTCCGAGATACTGGTGCAGCTCCGCAGGTTCTAGGCAGGTTGGCCGCGCAGCATCCGACGGGATCCTTCCCGCGCCGTTAATGTTGATGATCTCATCGCACAGAAATTCCCCGATGACTTTGCCGTTTCCGCATTTGTAGATGTAGCACTTAAACGGCGGGTTCATATTCGGGCGCGTCTTGCGCACCTCGATCGTTTTCTCTCCGCTGACGATTTTCTCACACCATGTCGGATTGATACTGATTAAAACAGCTTTACTCATGTCTTGTCTCCTTCCTCCGGCGCTTCCGGCAATCCGCGCCATTCCCAGCGGCTGGAATTGCTGCATTGGTGACATGGACAATTTTTCGTCACACAGCTCATGCAGTCGATAACAGTCGCATCATCAAATTCGCAGTAGTCGAAATGCTTACAATCCAGACACGAGCGACGCGCTTTTATCTGCTCAAGCAGCGCGTCCCTCTCGGCTTCTGCATTCGCCTGCGTTCTCTGGGCGATGGCAATCACCATGTCCTTCCACTCGATTTCTTTTCGCAGATCTGCAACATCTGCGGTCATGCGCTCGATCAGGTCGGCTGCGCACTTTTGCATCACGCTCACGCAGTTCTGATCGCTCACTGTCTGGCAGCGAGCGCACGGTGCCCCAAATTGGCAGCGCCGCAGCGCCTGCACGATTTTCTTTTCTGTCATGTCGTCTCCTTCCAAAATTCGTTGAACTTTTTCCCAGTGATAATCGGGCGGCACCATTCGCGCTGGAATCTCCGCCATTCATAATCGTACTTTCCGTCCTCTCCGCGAAACAGCATGGCATACGGCACAAATCCTGCTTGCATGGTCTGCGTCAGGCGCTTTTCAGCATCCTCAAAGCTATCTCCGTCGTAGCCGCACAGCACATAGCAGCACATGGTGTGGCTCGCTGGGCGAAATCCTGCCGTCCGCAGCTTATTTCCCATCTCGATCAGCGGTTCCAGATCATCACGAGTGTCATATGCCGTGTATAGACGCGCCGGTTTTACTTCATAAAGAAGGTCCGCCTGCCATTGTTGCAGCAGTGCCGGTTCTAACCCCCCTGTAAAAGCAGATCTGTGTTTTTGCCTCTTGAGCATGTCACAGACTGCCCGAAAATGCGCTTCTGACGTTCCCAGAATGTTATCATCAAGGATGTTCCATCCATCCACAATCGGCAGCTCTTTGATTTCCCCGTGCGCGCAGCGCGGCACGGAGCAGAACCAGCAATCCTTTGTGCAACCGCGCGAGGTGAAGATCATTCCGTCCCGCAGATACAGCCCGGGCGTAAAGTCTCCCATGCGATCATCAAACGCCGGGCCGCCGACCTCCACCGGAACGCCGAGGACCTGCCATGCGTAGTACAGATCTTCGGCCTTTTCGAAATCCCACGTAAACGTTACGGAGATATGTACCTCTGTCACGCCCGCTTTGATGCAATCGGCGATATTCTCGATGGTCGGCTGCCCGAAGAACGCCAGCGCATCCGTCGGCGACATGGCCGTTTTACGCGGGAATACGCGGGCGATCATAGCGCGTCCTCCTCCATTCCCTCAAGAACCATTTGTCCCGGCAGCACGCCGCCCTCCATCCACCAGTGCATCACGTCCTCGCCTGTCTGCCAGTCGTTCGAGGGCTTCCGTTTCTTCCGTTCGTTGAGCATCCGGCCGAACGCACGGATATATGCGGCTTTAATCTTTGGGTACCGTGCAAACTCCGTGATTCTGTGTTTGCCAGCCATCGGGCAGCCAATGCATCCCACGCGCTTCCATCCGCATTCATACAGCGGATTCATGCAGATCTTTTCGGCAGAAGCGTAGTCCAACACGTCAGATTCCGCCCAGTCGATGATTGGGTTTACCGTCCGTCGAGCTTTCAGCTGGCAGTTTTCCAGGAGCATTCTCCGCTCGTCGTTGTCGTCCATCAGGATAATTCGCTTGTCTTTGTCCTTGTTGCTAGTTTCCATAACGCCGTGTGATTGCTTCCGCCTCGCAGACTCTGCCCACCGGACTCCCGTCGCAATAAAACGTCCTTTTCCGCCGGTTTCCTTCAGTTCCCTGCAGCAATATCTGTTGATTCTTGTCGGTGGCACGGAATTGCGCGGAATCAAATTCCACATGGTCACATTCCCGCCGTCCGATGTGCGGTGGGTATCGATGGTGCATTTTACGCCAGCCAGCTCCAAGCGGCAGAAGGTATCCCGCACATGCCAGACAGTCTCCGGCGCGTCCGCCGTGGTGAGGCTGTGCAATACCTCGTACGGGATTCCCGCCGCGCCAGCCAGATGCAGCAGCACGTCCGAGTCCTTGCCGCCGGAGTATGTAATCACCAGCGGCTGCTTGTACAGGCGCAGGCTCATATCCGAGGCCATCCGCAGCCGCTCAATCGCGGTTTGTTCTAAGTCCATTGCCGTCGTCCCTCCCCGGCGTTAGCTTGGCCAGCATGATCTGGCCGAGATCCGCCACGTAGACCAGCCGCCCGCGGCTGTACACCATCAGCTTGTCGCCCTGGATCTCCATCCGGTCAGCCTCGATGTTCGTGATATCCTGGCAGGCGTCACACACGAACCTCATACCATCGCCCCCGGCCGGGTGTCCGGCGTGTAGTGGAGCTTGGTCGCGCGGGCGTTCTGATGGTACTCCGGGCGTGTGAATTTATAGCCCCAGTGTTTGGCAGCGGTAAAAAGGGCCGCATAGCCGTCCTCGGCGCGGACGGTCACTTTCTGATCGCCATATGTAACGGAAAAGTGGTTCTGTCCGGTGTATCCGGCCTGTGCGATCACGGCGGGGCGCCGCGGCACCCGCTCGCCGGGGTAGTCGATGCTATTTCGCAATGTGTTTGCGCCTCCTTATCTGGTTGTCGGCATGGACCATCTGCTTTCCCGCTGCAAGATCGGGCTGCAGGCTGTCCCTGTCACGGTGGTTTACGTCGTAGATGTAGTTCCGTATGCTCTCGTAGAGCGTCCAGGTGCAGCACCCGGCGCGGCATGTGCCGCTTCTGTCCGGGCAGTTCCGGCCGCAGGGCGGCGGGATGGGCCGCATGCGCGGCGCAAAATAATTCACTCCGCTTCCTCCTGTACGTGCTGCAGCCATGCCGCGAGCGTTTGCAGCGCCGTCTCGCGCTGCAGCAGGTCTTCGACCGTATCCCGGTCGACGCGCGGCATGCTCTGCAGGATCTCCCGGTCGTTGGCACAGTCATCGGCAAAGGCGAGGACCGCGTCGACGATATCGTCCAGCTGATCCGGCCGGAGCTCGACCGTGATCTTCGGTTCGTCCATCACAGGATCCCGTAGGTGGTCAGGCCCAGCGCGATCGCGCCGGTCGCGACGCAGGCGTCGGTCATCTCTGCGTACCCGGCGATCACCGCCAGCACGAAGGCCGCGCCGCCCAGCCACACGCAGCAGGTTTTCACCACCCGCCGCATGGCCTCCCGGTACCGCAGCTCCTCCAGCAGTCGCTCCTGCCGCTCCCTGGTCTCTTCCTCCGGCTCATACCCGAGCCGTTCTGCAAGATTGGTTCTCATTTCTTCTCCTCCGTTTCATCCGTTGCGGTCTGTACGGTCTCTGCCGCTTCGATCTTTTCCAGCATCCGCTCGATATTCCTGTGTTCCTTCTCAATTCTCTCGAGCTCTTTCCCGATGGCTTCCCGCCTTGCTTCGCTGCCCGGCTCTCCCTCTTTGAGCCGGAACGCATCCGCATCCATCCGGATCATGTTCCTTTCGAGCATCCACTTGAGATACAGCCATTCTGCCGTTGTCAGAAGCAGCTTTTTCATGCCTTCGCCTCCTGCAGACGTTCTGCCGATTCTACCAGTGCCAGAAGTCGCTTGTATTTCTTCACCTTTTCCCGGTCGCACTTTGCGAGGTGCGCAGCCCGTTCGGTCATTTCCTCGTTCTCAAATTTGGCTGCGGCGAGCGCTTCGGCCTCATTGTGGGTCGCGATCACAAGCAGCTCCAGCGTGTGCTTCAGCTCAAACCAATCGTCTCCGCTGAGAATCAGTTTCCGCATTCCGCTTATCCTCCTTCGTCTCCTGCATCCGCCTGACGAGCCGCGCCAGACGGGCGTTTTGTGTAACGAGCTTCTGCGCGTCCAGGTCCAGCCCCTTGCGCTTCAGCCCGTTTATGATCTGCGCTGCCTGGCACTCACACACCATCGCCGCTTCGATCAGATCGTGCAGCTCCTGCGCATCCAGCGTCAGGGTGTAGGTCTTGACGTTCGCCATAATACCGACTCCTATGTACGCGCCTTGCGGCGCGTTTAATTGCTGGCCGCGGGCAGACGCCCTTCGGCTGCAGCCCGCTCGAGGATCTGCCACGCCACGCGGCGGGCGGCCTGCCGGTTGGCTTCTTTCTGCTCCGGCGTCAGCCGGCGCAGGTAGTTGTCGGCGATATACGCCGTGCAGTTTGGAAAATGATACTCGGCCACGATGTGCGGCTCTTCGTCCGCGATCGGGTCATACGGCTTTCTCATGGGTCAGCCTCCTTTCGGCGTTAGTTTTTCCAGATTTTACAGCTTTACGCAGTCTGTTCGTCCTGCTCCTTCTTGCTCTCCTGCGCCAGCATCATGCCGTAGGCGATATCGCTCAGGCGCTGGAGCTGTTCGTCGGTCAGATTCCCGGACTGTTTTTTCAGGTAGTCCATGACCTGCTTTTCCTTCTCGGACATTGTTCTCACCTCGTATTCTTGTAAGTACGTTAGCATTTTCTTAAGCTGCTTACATCATACACTAAGTCAATTAACTTGTCAAGCCCTGTTTTTTAATTAGCTTAATATTTTTCTTGACTTTTGTCGGCCCGTGTGTTAAGCTGGTTACATAAAGGAGGGATTCAATGCAAACTTTTCAGGATCGTCTTCGCTCCCTGATTGACGCACTCGGCATTACAAAAACAAAATTCGCCGAAGATCTGCATGTTTCGTCCGCATTTGTCTCCATGCTCTGCTCCGGCAAGTCTCTGCCAAGTGACCGCACGATAGCGGATATTTGCCGAAAATATAATGTGAGCGAGACCTGGCTCCGCACTGGCGAGGGCGAGATGAAGCAGAAGCTGACGAGGAATCAGGAGATCGCCGAGTTCATGGGCGTCGTCATGCACGACCCGGACGACTCGCCGCGCAAGCGGTTTGTATCGATCATCAGCAAGCTCAGCGTTGACGAATGGCAGCTGCTCGCCGAGATCGCAAAAAAAATGGCCGAGGACGGATGACCGCCCTCGGCTCTTTTTTCTCTATGCGACCAGTCCGCGCAGGAAGCGCCAGACCAGATCGAGTTGTTCCGTCGTCGCAAGCCGCAGCATGCGGCGGATGTCCTGCAGGTAAAAACTTCGCGTCATTCTATCCGTTCCCCCATTCTTCCACAAAAAGACCGTTCATTTTTTGTTCATTTTCCCGGTTGTGCTTTCCTCGGCGGTGGCTTACAATATTTGTAGGTTCCTTTTCCTGACTCGCATGATTATATTAGAACATACGTTCGATATTTACAATTATGAGAGTCTACAAAAATTTACATATCAAACTGGAGGTTTTGCCATGAAACAGACATGGCGCAGGGTTCTGCTTGTGCTGGTCTGCTGTGTGCTGGCCTTTGTCGGCTGGGTCGGGCTGCTCCGTCTGGCGGACACGATCTCCGCCGCCTGCTCTTACAAATCTTCGCCCGCAGAGCTTCGCGCGGCGGCCGACGCCGCTGTGCTCCCCGCCGCGGATCCGGCCTTTACCGGCAGCGCGGAATATACAGACGCGGAACAGGCCGAGGCGCAGGCCGAGTATTACGCCAGCATCGGCGGTGACCCGCTTGATGTGGAGCCGTTGGAGCCTATCATCGGCGATTTTGTATCATTCATCCCCGGCACGCTCCCTGCGCAGGCCCCTGCCATCTCCGGCGCGTCGAGTGAAAGCACGCAGACGTTTATCGTCAACACGTCCAGCCGCTATTTTCACCGCGTCGGCTGTCCACACGTCGATCAGATGAGCAGCGCGAACCGCTCTACCATCACCTGCTCCCGCGCTGAAGCTGCCGCGCTTTATACGCCGTGTAAGGATTGCAATCCGTAGGAGGGAATATGGCGAAACGCAAATCAATTATTCCCGGTTTTAGCTGGAACCGCGCGATCGGCATTACGTCAGCAAAGCAGAAGATTGCCCGCGCTACCGGAATTCCGACGACAAAGCAGGGCCGAAAGCGTAAACTGCAAAGTTCGTTGTGGACTTCCGTTGCGTTTGGCGTTGCAGCTTCCGCATCCAATCGTCAATCTGCTCCGCAAGCCGCTTCCGCTCCCGTTCCTGATAATACTTCAAAAGCCAGAAGCGCTATCTATGCCGAGCGAGGCGATATGCTCTCTGCTGCCGCATATGCCATTTTCGAGGCTGGAACGGCTTCCGTTTCTATTTTGCAGCGCAAATTAAAGCTTGGTTATTCGCAGGCCGCAAGCCTTATGGACGAATTGTCCTCCAATGGCGTTGTCGGTGCTTTCGATGGCTCCGCGCCACGTGAGATCCTTATGACGCCGCGTGAATTTGAATCTGTTTTTTGCCCGCAAAAGATTGATCTACCGGAATCCCAGCCGAATGATTTTGTTCACGCGGAAGCCGGCTTCCCTCGTGCAGTCGATCCTTCCGCCCCTGTTTCTCATCGGACAATGTCGCAAGAGGAATACGAGGGCGCTGTCCGGACCCCACGCATGGTGCGTAAGATTGTGCTCATTCTGCTTGCGGTTGGTGTTGCTGTGTACTTTCTGCTCAATTATGTTTTCCCTGAGTTGCTCTATTATCTCGGCTGATGCTGATTGAGATTCGCCCGCGCCGCTGGCCGAACAACGGCGCGGGCTTTTGCTTGCGCAGGCGACCGGGAGCCGTCCTTGCGCTTCCAGCGTATGCCTGTTTTTCGTTTTCAGCAACTACCAGTTATGAGAATTTATGAGATTTTTTGAGAAATCCGCATTTTCTGGATTCTCATTTTTGGAAAGGATCGTGGAAACCTTGGAAACCTGCGAAAATCGCATCCGTTCAGAGCGTTTGTCTCGCGGTATGACGCTGAACGAGCTGTCCGACGCCTCCGGCGTTTCCGTCGCCAGCCTCTCGCGCTATGAGCGTGGCTGCGACGTCCCTTCGTCCGCTCTGCACCGGATCGCGGACGCGATGGACACGGACAGCGCTGTGCTGCTGGACCAGCCGGATAAAATGCCGCGCATCGCCGAGCTTGAGCTGCGGCTCAAGCATGCCAACGTGATCATTTCCAAGCAGGAACAGATCATCCGCCAGAAGTCCGGCGAGGCGCGGCGCAAGGATGTTTTGATCTTCGTTCTGGTGTGCATCGTTCTCGTCGCGCTTCTGTCGCTCCTTGTCGACCTTTGTAATCCCAATATCGGCTGGGTTCGCTCTTCCGCGCTTGCATCCTTTGTTCCCGTATAACCGCCTGCCGCAGTGGTGAGAATTGGCTTATGAACTTTACATCTACGTGGAAAATCACTGACCCGCTCGCGCAATACATCATTTACCTGCGTAAGTCCCGGAAGGACATGGAGGCCGAAGCTCTCGGCCAGACCGACACGCTCAAACGGCACCGGGCCGCGCTTTTGTCGCTGTCCGAAAGCCGCGGGCTGAACGTCGTGGAGATCTGCGAGGAAATCGTGACCGGCGACTCCATTGCCGTCCGGCCGGAGGTGCAGAAGGTCCTGCAGCTCGTCGAGACCGGCAACTACGCGGGCGTCATCGTCATGGAGGTTGAGCGTCTGGCGCGCGGCGACACCATCGACCAGGGCATTATTGCTCAGACTTTCAAGTATTCCAACACGAAGATCATCACGCCGAACAAGATCTATGATCCAAACAATGAGATGGATGAGGAGTACTTCGAATTCGGCCTTTTTATGTCCCGGCGCGAGTACAACACCATCAAGCGCCGCCTGTCCCGCGGCAAGGAGGCGTCTCTGCGCGAGGGCAAATGGATCTCCGGCAAGACGCCCTTCGGCTGGTCGCGTGAGAAGCTGCCGAATGACAAGGGTTATAAGCTCGTCCCGCACCCGGAGCAGGCCCCCATCCTGCAGCAGATCTACAACTGGTACACCGGCGAGGGCTGCGCGCGCATCGGCGCGAAGGCGATCTCCACGCGGCTGAACAGCCTCGGCGTCCCGACCAACTCCGGCAGCCTCTGGCGCGCGGGCTCTGTGCTGGATATCCTGCGCAATCCGGCAAATGCGGGCTGGATCAAATCCGGCGGCAGGCCAGAGACAAAGCGCATCGTTGACGGCTCCGTCGTCGTCAGCCGCCCGCGCACCCGGCAGGAGAATCTGAAGCTTTATAAAGGGCTGCACGACGGCCTGATCTCGCAGGAGCAGTATGACAAGGCCGTCGCTCTGAGCTATTCCAGCGCCAGCCCGCGCGGCAAGGGCGCATGGGGGACCGTGACGAGCCTCGCCGGGCTCGTCCGCTGCGACCAGTGCGGCCGCGTGATGGTGCGCCGTCCGTCGTCCGGCAACCGCCGCGATACGCTCCTTTGTCCCTCCTACGGCTGCACGACCGTCAGCGCGTGGTATGATGATGTGGAGGACTCCGTGCTGGATGCTCTGCGTGGCTGGCTGCGCGAGCTGGAGCTCGGTGAGGCCGCTGCGCCAGATGACACGCCCATGCGCACCGCGCTCGAGTCCTCGATTGCCGCCGACCGCAAGCAGCTTGCCAAGCTGGAGGCGCAGGAGGCCCGCGCGTATGAGCTGGTCGAGACCGGCGTCTATACGCCGGAGATCTTCCTGCAGCGCTCGCAGGCGCTCGCCGCTGACAAGCAGGTCATCGTCGACCGCATCGAGGCTAGCCAGACCACGATCCATGAGCTGGCCCGTGCCAGACAGGCCCGCGCCCGTCTGGCCCCCGCCGTCCGCCGCGTCCTCGAGACCTACCCGCTCGCCGCATCCCCGCAGGAGAAAAACGCCCTCCTGAAAACTGTCCTGCAGAAAGTCCTCTACCATAAGCAGACCAAATCCTACACCAAATCCGGCAGCGACATGCACGTCACCCTCTACCCCCTCGCGGATTGATGGTTATACATTTATTTGGTACGCATGAATGAATCCCATCTAAATATAGATTCTATAGCAAGCGGAAATCCCTCCTGGTGACAGGAGGGATTTCTTTATTTTGCGATATGCTCATAATACGCCATGAGCTTCTGTTCCGGCCCCGGGCCGTCTTTATCGAGCAGAAACGCCTTGGCCAGAGCAGCGTAGAACTCCGGGCGGTTGAGGCCGAACTCTACGGCGACGGGGTAGTAGTCCGAGTACATCATGTTCATGGTTACGCCCCACGCCCAGCGCGGGACCACTGGCTCCTGAATGCCCATGCTCTCGGCCACGGCCGTTGTCTGTTCCATCGTCCAGTGCGGGCCTGTCGTGCCGTCGGCGTTTTGCATGTTGGCTGCCCACTGCATCGCCGTTTCGCGATCAAATGTGGCCGCCTCCGGCTCGTCGTGGTGCCCGTGCAGCTTTTCGAGCCTGCAGATCGTCTTCGCGTACAGTCCGACTTCCTCTGCGCTGCCCAGCGTCACGGGCTTCTCCATGGCCTCGTGCAGCTTCGTGTAAAGTTTTTCGACATATTCTTTCATCGTGTCATGCCTCCTGGATATACCGGTAGAGTTTATCGACGTCGTTCTGGTCAAACCGCATATCGCCCAGCAGCGGGACGGATACGGTCAGCTTGTTTTCAAAGCGCGGCCTGGCCGCGTTGTAGAGCTTGTCGAGGTCGATGTTTCCAGCGTCGTCAAAGATTTGCATCATCTTGACCGTGGGATTCTCGCGCAGCGCAAGGATCTTTTCGTGGCTGCCCTCCATGATGAGCGCCAGCATGATCCCGGCCCCGATGCCCTTGCCGCCCGGCAGGTGCGGGATGACCTCATTGTCTGCGTAGCGCATCGCGCCGCGCATGGCCTGATCGATCGTCACTGTCATTGCAGCTTCCCTCCTTTAAGGATTGGGGCGGCTATCGCCGCCCCCTGCGTTTACTTGTTGCAGCAGCCGCACTTCGGGAGCGGATCGTAGAGCGTCTGCGCCGTGGTCGCGGTTCCGGTGGTGACGTCGGCGACCTGCTTGGGATAAAAGGTCGCGTTGACATACGTCACGATGGAATTGTCACCGCAGCAGCGGCGCTCGGCCTCCATCTTGACCGCATCAATTGCTTCCTTGCGGACGGACTCGACGTCCTGCTTGACCAGCGCGAAGCTGTCCTCGGTGCGCTGGTTGTGGACGGCCT